AATTATTCGCCTTAATAATCAGTTCGTTCCGGTTGACCCCCGCGAGTGGTCACATACTTTCGATGTCCAGATTAACGTAGGTCTTGGCAACGGAACTCGTGACGAGCAACTTCGCACCTTGTTCTTGATTGTGCAGAAGCAGGAACAAATTATGCAAATGATGGGGCCGAATAATCCTATTGTTAATCCTGTTTTGTATCGTAATGCACTAGCCAAGATTGCAGAACTGTCTGGATTCAAAAACTCTGCCGAGTTTTTTGCAGACCCGCGACAAGCACCCCCGCAACAACCACAGCAACCGCAACAAGACCCAGCTATTGCTATTGAAATGCAGAAGCTACAGGCTGAGTTGGAAATGGACAGACAGAAAATGCAGATGGAGTTTGAACTCAAGAAGCAGAAGATGTTGGCAGACTTGCAGTTGCGTCGTGAGGAACTTGAGTTTGAAAAACAACTTCGCACTGAAAAGGCTCTTGCGGGACTTGAAATATCCACTAACTTGCCGAGGGTTTAATGGCACTGCCCCCTACAGCACCACTGCCCAGAGTAGATGAGATAGACATTCAGAGTCTATTGAATGTGCCTGTGCCTTCTGTGTCTGGCATTGCTCCGCCCGTGTCGCCAGTGCGTCAGGTTGTGTCGCCATACTCTCGCACCAACTTGCCTGAGTTTATGCGGCAACGTGTTGAGGTTGCGCCCGGCTTGTTTGGGCCATCTCAGGGATTACTTGGTGCTGCACCTATCACTGCACCGCAACAATATATTTCTGAGTATGCTCCGTTAGAGCAAGCCTTCCAAGAAAGTTTTGCTGCTCGTCCTGAGTATTTTGGTGCGCAGTATCAGCCAAGCCCTATGACTCCCATAATGCCAAGCATCCCTGCTATCGGTGACGATAGACCTATGTCATTGGAGCAGGGATTGACAACTGCTGCGGCAATGAAGGCTCTTTATGATGTTAAAGACCCTTTGATTGACTATGGCAAAAGCATTTTTGAATCTGAGCCTGTTCAGGCTATTACTGATGCTGCATTGTTTCCTGCAAAGAAGGCTGTTGATGTTGCGCAGAGCCTTGTGCCAGAGGGTGTCGGAACACAGTTTCAGGAAGCTAAAGACCAGTTGTTAGACAGTATTGACCTGTCATTTGGTTTTGAAACTGGTGATACAATCAAGAATTTGAAGAACCAGTTTGCTGGTGTTAGCGATGCTATTGGCTTTGTGGGGGATATTGAGAACGCAATTACCTCTCCGAGTTACAATACAATGCAGGAGGGCATTAAGGCTGTTGAGGCACTTTATGACTATGTAGATGTGCCTGATATTATTACGGGTGAGCAAGCGCAGATTATTTCACCTGAGTTGCAGTCTAATCTTTTGAACTTTGCCTCTGGTGTTAATGTGTTGGATTTTGCCAAAGACCCATCATCCTCTAAAGCTGCTAGTGCTTATGTTTCTGCTGACCAACTTGCGAGTAATGTGGGAATAGAATTGCCATATACCGAACAGATTAGCCCGATTGCTGACATTGTTGGTGCTGGCACAGCCTTGAAAGGCGGCATTGACACACCGGGTGAAGCAGCACAGGTTGTGAAGGGTTTGTCTGGTGCTGCTGAGTTGGGGCTTATTGGTGACATTGCTCTCACATCTCCTGTAGGCGTTGCTGGCCCTGTGCAACCATTTATGCTGTCAAACCTTTCTGGCCCGTTAACTGCTGCAACTGCTTTGCTTGCCGCCCCGGCTCTTATTGAGGGCGGTGCTGCTGGTGATATACCTAGAGTCGAAAGCACACTTGGGTTTGATAATGGAAATCTTATTGTATTAGATACTGCCAGTTATGACTTTGGCAAAAGTGACTTTGTGGCAGGGCAGACAGAAAATGCTCAAGACTTTGTTAATTGGATGCAGAATACACTGAACTATGAGGTTGACCAAAAAGCACTCGAAGATTGGAGCAAAACAGACCAAGATACGATTGTAGATAAATATGCTTACTTTACATCAAGTCACGGTATGTCTGACCCATCTGTCAACGCTGCTGACTTTGTAGTTAATATGTTGGAGGCTGGTGTGCTGAAGCCAACTGCCGATACTCCTGCGGTTGACCTTCAATCCGCTATCAATTTATTGCAGCCAGAAGTTACAGGATATAGTGATTTTACAGACCAGCTTGTTTCGAGTGCCGTAAATGTTCCGTATGTAGTTGGGGAAGTTTATCCTACTCCTGAATACCTTGAGCAGAAGAAGGCTTATGAAGAAGCACTGAGAAAGAAAGAAGCAGAAAAAGGCAAGCCCAAACCTCCGGCTCCGACTCAATATATCGCGGGAACAACACTGCCTCTTCCGGCTGTTTTGTCACCTGACTTCTTTTCTTCAGGTATGATAGACGACCCGGCAACAAAAGGCAGTGAGGCTGTTGCAGCCCCATCGTCATATTTGAACCTAATGGAGTTGTTAAAAACATTGCCAGTTTAGCGTGGGCATAGACAGCCTTGAATTACTGTGGCATAAATATCACATAGGAGAGAGTGATGGACGAAGGAAAACTAAGGGGAGAGCAGGATAGGGGTGCAAAAGCAGAGGCACTTTTACGCAACCCTATCTTGCAAGAAACATTTAATAGTCTTTCTGAGATGTATATAGACACTTGGAAGGCTACGTCGGTTGAGCAAGATGCTCAGAGGGAGAAGATATTTCAAATGTATCAAGCACTGGAAGCGGTGCGGGGTCACTTGGAAGAAATGGTCAGCACTGGTGAGTTGGCTAAATTGGAACTGAGCAACAACAATTCTCTATGGAGGAGATAAGTTATGAGTGAAAACAGCAACCCTGATGGGCCTGAAACTTTCACACAAGGTCAAGCAGTTGACCATCTCTTGAGTCTAAACGCCCCTGAAGAGGTAAGCGATATTCCTCAAGAGCCTGTAGCAGAAACTAAGGCAAATGCCGAAGTGGACGCATCATTGGGCGAAGAAGTTGAATCCGATGACGCTGTAGAACAGCTATCTGAGGAATATACGGATGAGGCCGATGTTGAATACGAAACCGATGAGGACTATACAGACCAACCTGAAGAGGCGTTTGAAGAGTCCGTTGAAGAGGTAGAGTATTACACTGTTAAGATTGATGGCGAAGAAAAGCAAGTCACAGCAGACGAGCTCGTCAAAGGTTATCAACTTGAACAGGCAGCGCAAAAACGTATGCAGGATGCCGCAAGCGAGCGAAAGCAAGCCGAGACTGAACGCGAAGTGATTGCGCAACAGCGTGAGCAGTATGAACAGGCTTTGAATGTCTTGTCTCAGCAGCTTACGGTGCAAGAGCCGACCCAAGAGTATTGGGAAAAACTCTATGCGGAAGACCCGTTGGAATATGTAAAGCAACGTGACTCTATTCGTGACCGCAAAGAGAACTTGCAAAAAGTTCAACAAGAGCAGTTACGGGTGCAGCAAGAGAAACAGCAGGAGATGGTAAAAGCCCATCAAGAGCATCTTGTTAGAGAGCAGAGTCGTTTGTTAGAGCGTATTCCAGAGTGGCGTGACGAAGCAGTTGCCGCGAGGGAAAAGCAACAGGTTGTTCAGTATGCACAGCGTATTGGATTTACTGAGCAAGAACTCCAAAGTGCTTCTGACAGTCGTGCTATTGAGACACTCCGCAAGGCATATCTTTATGATGAGTTGATGGCAAAAAAGCCAGCAGCCCAGAAAAAAGTAGCTAAAGCACCGAAAGTAACTAAGTCTGGCAAGCCTACCTCAAAGGTTGATTCTACTACAAAGCGCAAAAAACAGGCTTTTGACCGCCTGAGAAAATCTGGCAGCAAAGATGCTGCTGTGGAATATCTTTTAGAAAGAAAGAGGTAAGCTATGGCTACTCATACTACTACTACTGCCGTTGGTGAGCGCGAAGACCTTTCCGACGTAATTACACGAATCGACCCCGATGAAACCCCGATTTTTTCTGCTCTGCGTAAAGAGACAGGAAATGGTGTGTTTGTTGAATGGCAGGTTCAGGAATTGGCTGCTGCCGCTTCCAATAACTACCAGAACGAAGGTGCTGACGCTACTTACGACACACCTACAGCTACAACCCGCCTTGGAAACTATATGCAGATTTCACAAAAAGATGCTGCTATTTCCGGCACTCTGGACGCTGTTGATAAAGCTGGTCGTGATAAAGAAACCGCCTATCAGAAAGTTCTGAAAGGTCTGGAACTGCGTCGTGACATTGAGAAGTCTATTACGACTCCTCAAGCCCGTGATGCTTCTGACCCCCGTAAAGCTGGCACTTTGTCAAGCTGGATTACTAACGTATCCATTGCTGGTGATGAAACTGCCTTTAATGCTGGTGTTGGTCTTGGCACTCACATTCCGTCAGACGATGGCACTGACCGCACAATGACTCTGGCAATGATTGACTCAGCAATGCAAGCTGCCTACGAAGATGGTGGTCAGCCGAACCTGCTGGTTGTTTCCCCTGCTAAGAAAGCTGCTTTTAGTGACCTGAACTCTGGTTCTGTGACTACAAACCAAATCACCTACACTGCTCCTCGTGAAGCAGCTATGGTTGGTTCGGTTTCGCTTTACCTGTCCGACTTTGGTCAGCTTGATGTGGTTATTGACCGCTTTACAACATCTGACCGTGTGTATCTGCTGGATAGCGACTATGCTTCAGTTTGCACACTGCCGGGTCGTAACTTTGCTGTTACAGACCTTGCCAAAACTGGTGACGCAGAGAAGTTCGAAATTATTACCGAATGGACTCTGAAAGTTTCTGCTCCGAAAGCACACGGCGCAGTTTACAACTTGTCATAGGTTGTTAGGGGAGAGGGAAACCTCTCCCCGCTACTTATCAGGAGAGAGTATTGTCTAAGAAACTTTTAAGCAGAGATGCTGTCACTGGCAAGGAAACGTGGGTTCACGACAACGCCGATGGCGGCTTTATTTTTGAGTCATCTCAGAATGTTGACGCTTTGCTAAAGCAAAACAAGGAGGAGGCCAATGCGTATCGCGCTGGTGGTTTGATTGGAAACACTCAGAAGCATCACCAGAAGGTTGCGGAGATACCTACGGCACTATATTATGAACTTATCCAAAAGTTTGGTGAGCCAAAGCAAAACCCGACAGCTTGGAAAAAGTGGTTAAACGAATACGATAATAGGTTTTTCAGAACGAGTGGCGGTAACGTATAATGGCTATTACAACCTACAGTGAACTGCAAACGTCTATCGCTAATTTTCTTGCTCGTTCTGATTTGTCTAGCCAGATACCAGATTTTGTTTCTCTTGCAGAAGCTAGAATGAGTCGGGTTCTTGAGGCTAGGGCGCAGGAGAAAAGGGCGCAAGCCACATTGACTGGTGGCGATGCTTTTGTTTCTCTGCCGACAGATTTGCGTTCAATTCGTATGGTTAAGTTGAACACCTCACCCACAGAAGTTCTTGAGTATTATTCGCCCAATAAGATTAACGAACTTTACTCAAGCGGTGCTAGTGGCAAGCCAAAGGCTTATACTATTATCGGTGGTGAAATAAAGTTTGCCCCAACTCCTGATAGTGCATACACAGCAGAGATTGTTTATATGGAGGGCTTGCCAGCACTCTCTGATACTAATACAACAAACGAAATCCTCACCCGCCATCCCGATGCTTATCTGTATGGTTCTTTGGCGGCTGCTAGTGTCTATCTGATGGACGACGCGAAAACACAGTTGTATGAGTCATTGTTTACTCGTGCTATTGAAGACATACAGCGTGATGAGGACAAGGGCAAACACGCTGGCTCTGCTTTGTTTATGAAATCTGATTATGGAGAATTGTAATGAGTGCAATGTCCGACTACTTAGAGAATGAGATTCTCGACCACATTCTTGGCACTGGTGCTTATACAAGTCCCGGCACTGTTTATATTGGTCTGTCCACTGGTTCATTTGGCGATGATAACTCTGGCACAGAACTTTCTGGCAGTGGTTATGCCCGTCAATCTGCGGCGTTTGATGCTGCCTCTGGTGGCACAACAGATAACTCTGCCGCCATTGAGTTTCCTGCCGCGACGGGTAGCTGGGGGACTGTGAGCCATTTTGGTATTTTTGATGCGAGTTCTAGTGGCAATCTTTTGATTCACGGTGCTTTTACATCGTCTAAGACAATTACTACAGGCGATATTCTGCGTATTGCTGCGGGTGATTTAGACGTAACGGCGGCTTAGTGCGATGGCTGAGATACTCGGCCCAACACTAGAAGAACTCGATAACTGGGGCAGCATAGATGCTCTTGACGCTTTCGGGTCGCTTGAAGATATGGATAACCTCAATCTTTTTGAGGCTACCTCTTCTGTATCTGGAGCTATTGCAGCCACATCAAATAATCAAGTTACATTTCTTTTTGACGCTTCTGCTAATGCGGCGGTTACAGTGGCAGGTGTCGCTGTATCTATCCGTGAAGTTGATGGCAATGTTTCTGCAACGATTACTTCTGTAGGTGGCGCGGAGATAGTCAGGGAAGCTGCATCTGCTGTTTCTATACTTATTACGAATACTGCATCAGCACAGGCTATTAAAGAGTTTGATGCGTCTGTTTCTACTGCGATTACAGTTTCCGCAGAGCAATTAAGGATTCAGTCTGTAGATGCCTCTGTAACTGGTGCGGCTTCTGTTGCTGCGATTGCTCAGTTTATCGCGCCGATGGATGGCTCTGTAAGCATTTCTATTACAGAAAGCACAGATGCTACATTGGTGCGGGGCGTTGATGCTTCTGTCGATATAGCAAGCACAGCTACGGCTACGGCAAACACCATTCTTGTAATTAGCGGTGATGTATCTGTTTCAGTTGCGGCTGATGGTTCGGTTCAATTTACGGCTAGTGGCGCAGGTTCAGTTTCGTGTGTTATAACAAGTGAACTGACTGGGGAGATTCTTGGTGAACTTTGGTCAGTAGTTGCGGAGGGCAATGAGTCTTGGTCTGAACTTTCTGAGGGAAGCGAGACTTGGACAGAGCAGTCAGAGGGCGGAGAATCTTGGAGTGTTGTGGCAGAGGGTAATGAAACTTGGTCACAAATAAGTGAAGGCAATGAGGTTTGGTATCAGCAATGATTAGATTTGGCGAGTTTCTTCCCGACCAGTCGGACTTAAATAATCCCGGCACAACTGTTGCTAACAACGTCATTCCTTCAATGACAGGCTATACGAGCCTAAAGGATGTTGCGCCGATTAGTGGTGCTGCTGATGGTGTTATTGTTGGCATTTTTGCTGCGAGTGACGATGACAGCAATGTTGCTCTTTACGCTGCCGACCGCACAAAGATTTATAAGTTTGACTCCTCGGATAACTCTCTGAACAATGTTAGCAAGTCTGGCAACTATACCACTGATGCGGAGGACAAGGTTCGTTTTGTGCAGTTTGGTGAAACTGTGGTTGCAACAAATTTTGGCGACCCGATACAAAAGATTACTGCTGCGGCTGGTGGTCTTTTTTCCGACCTGAGTGCAGATGCACCGAAAGCAAAATACATTGCAGTTGTGCGTGATTTTGTGATGACTGGATTTACTAATACAACAGCAGATGGCACAAAGCCATATAGAACTCAGTGGTCTGCTTTGGGTGATGCAACAAGCTGGGCTGTTAGCCCAACAACTCAGGCTGACTTTCAGGACATTGCTGACCTTGGTGAGATTACCGGACTGGTTGGCGGCGAGTATGCTACGGTTCTTCTTGAGCGTGGAAT